TCTAATTCCAGCAGTTACCGTGCCGTTAGCCTCGCGGTAATATTGGTCGTCAGGATGTACTTTTGCGCCAGGAGCTAATGTTTCCAGTGTAGGCGCGTTATCGTATTCCCATACACCGTTTGATCCTGGTACGTCAACCCATGCCATTATTTGCTCCAACCTTTAATGTATTCATCACTAAAGTTAGCTTTACTAAATTGCAAGCGATCCACAAGTTTAAGTGCGTTTTTACCATAACGGTCAATAGCAACAAAACCTTCCTGTCCTGTTACCTCATAACCGTTTTTCGTTTTAAGTAATGTTTTTAATCCGCCAACTTTTTCCAGTTTACGAACAATAATATGCTTAACGTCTACAATGAGATTATACATCTCAAACGCCTTTTCAACGTCAGCTCTTTTATTATTCTTAAAGAACATCATTGCGTCTTCTTGTTTCTTAGACCAAGTTGCCTTTCCTTTTGCCGATTTCTTTGTGGCAATTTCGCTAGAAAAGTAATCGTTTAAATATGTTTCTAAACCACGGACAAACGTTTTAGGATTACCTACACGCTCACCTTCTCTTACCTTTTTATTAATATAGGTATTGATTCGCATATTTAGAATTTCGTTATTACTCTTACCCATATCATTAAGTGTCTTAGCGGGAATAGATCGGAATAGTTTTCCAATTTGAGAAAGAAGTTTTGTGACTTCCGCAGTTTCTTTAGCTGTGAAAGTTGCACTTCCTGACACGTCTTTGAATACAGCATCAACTTGCCATACCGAGCTTACTTTTTTGAGGCCTGGTAATATCTCCTCTCCAAAGCTTGCAGACATTTCTTCAAAGCTTGATCCTCGGTATACAGTATGCCAGACCACTCCGACCTTGGATCTGAGTATTTCCTTACCGAGGTCTGATGCTTTAGGTACCGCGTAAACAATCGTATTAGGATGAAAAGTAATATGAGATTCACCGTCAATCGTGTCTTCTCCAAGATCGCTGCTATCATATAAAAAATCACCTTGTATCACGTCCTTGATACCAAGTTTACTAAACTCAGCCAAGGCTACTTTTAATTTTGTATTTAAATCACCGCTCGTGTCGGCATCAATGTCGGCATCTGTTTTATATACTTTAGGATTCTTGTTAAAAATACCTTTCTTAGCAACAAAGAACTTGCCGTCACTAGGATCAGTTCCTACAAATACTGCAGGAGCGCCGTCCCATTTCACGCTGATATTTACTGGCGATTTTGTATTTCCGCCAAGCATTGTGCGTAAATCTCGTAGATAGTTTATAACATTACGCGTACCAACAACACCGCCATCAATGACAGCATCTTCTGCGTGAGTCATGTGCAGATTTTTATCTTCAGTTATAAATTTGCTAAAACTTTTCATGTTCTGTACTTATAATCTGCCATAATATGCGAAGGATATAATCCACCTTGCTTATTACGTATGTTAATTTTAAATTCGTATCGAGGAGTTAATACTTCAATATCCAAACGCTTTGCTGAACCTGGTTCAGGGTATAGAATAGTAACCTTTTCTACCTTTGCGGATGCCATCATTTTTCTTCGGTCCATTTCGTAGAATTCAACTTTCTTACCTTTTTGATGGACCATCCAATAACCGTAACCAACACCAGTTAATAGCATCTGCTGTAGCATTTTCTTATTAACTTTTTTCGTTACATCAACTCGTTTTTTCTTTGCATTTCGCTTCGATGATCGTGGATCGTAAGATGTGAAAATCTCAATAAACGTTTTCTCATCAATTCCGAATGCTTTAAAGATATTTTGCGCCGAACGATCTGTAAACTTGCCAGCTTCAAACTGCTTTGCTGTAAAGATTTTTGAAACGCCGACGTTAAAGAAAGTAACTGTGCCGCCAAACTTAGCTGATAGATAATAGTCAACACCATCTGCGGTAACAGTAACATCGGTTACTCGTTGACCTACGTTTAGATCTCTTCCACCAATTAGCATTGACGCATCGGTAACTGTTAAAGGTCTTTTAGTATTTGCTGCACCGTCAGAACGTACACTTATTGTCGTCGCATTTTTAAGAAACGCATTGTGCATCTTTGACATCATATCCGGGAATTGGAAATCAGCATCAGGACCTTGCGAAATGTACTTTTCAACGTCTTGAATGATTTGATCCTCAAAGGCAAAACCTTTTGATTTAGATCCGCCACCACCACGAGAGCCGTTACCCGCTGATACTTTAAAGCCTGAAGATGACGATAGTGCTTTAAGATCAAAGTCAAGGGCAATAGTTCTCATTACCTTTACATTGTTTGGATTTGAAGCATCCATAGCAATAGGATCAGGAACGCCTGACTTGTTTGTTTGAATAGTTTTGAGAAGAGCCTTTAGGTCATCTTTCTTTCCGTCAGCAACAAAGTCAAGTGCATCAACTTCATCGTCATTCTTAGGAAAGTGGATATAACCGCCAGTAGCCTCGCTTATGTGTTGCTTGAAGGTCTGCATGTAATTCCCGCATTAATTTCCAGATCTGTATAAGTATTATTTATAATATCCGGTTGTAGGCACGCGGTTAAAAAATTTGGAGTAAATCCTTGAAAACCAGAACCAAGGTTTAATTTACGAGCAACTAGATTCAAATCTTTGGGGTCCTGCATATAAATCTTATTACCTGTATTCTTTTCAAGAATATAATTGTCGGCCACTACATACATCTATATCTCCTTTATCGGTATGCTTTTCTCAATAAACGCTTTGTACTTATCAGGTACTCCATCCCAAATCTCATAGTCTTCAGGTGGATCTTTTTCTTCTAAAATGTTTGGCCATTCGGCAGAGTGTTTACGGTTAATAGATTCCCAATACGCAGAATCTTCTTCACTTAAATCAACGTCAGCCACAATGGCATCAGCGGGGCATTCAGGAACACACACGCCGCAATCAATACATTCATCTGGATCAATTACGAGCATATCCTCGCCTTCATAAAAACAATCTACAGGACAAACCGCAACGCAAGTAGTATGTTTACACTTTACGCAGTTGTCTGTTACTAAATATGTCACATCAAATCTCCAGCTGAAAACAGTCCTTTCTTATCAGATTTTCCAAATTTAGAATTATCAAATATCGGCGTATCGTTATCAGGCTTTGGGAGTTTACCCGCCTGAGGTCCATCTTGAGACACACCGTTTTGAGCGCTTTCTTCGAGATCATATAATTTCATTTTGGATCGGTCAATGCCAACAACAAATCGGCGGAAGTAACCAAGATCACCCCACCTGTTCTTCAATTGTTTAATCATTAACTGTCCAAGATTATCGAGATCTTCGGATGTTATTAGACCCAAGATACAATCAGCAGTATGAGTGATACCCATAGATTCAGAAGTATTAGTAAGGTCAACGTCGCTATTACCATAGCCATCGCGATTGAACTGGGATGAAGTAACAACCGCACAGTTGTATTCCATTGCAAGACCACGTACCTCCTCGGCGATTGATTTTACAAGAGTATATGAATTTGCTGCAGCTGCACCTTTAACTCGAGCAGAAGCACAAATATTCAAATAGTCAATAAAGATAATGTCTGGTTTAAATGCTCGTTTCATTCGCAGTTCGTTAATCAAATGGCGGAAATGGCCAACGTGAGCTGAACCTGTTGGATATTCTTTAACAACAAGTTTACCCGTGGCTTTACCTTTGATACGGCCCATACGTTTCTCATAAACGTCACGAGGCATTTCTGTAACTTCATCAATTGTTACATCCATTAAGTTGGCATCAATACGTTCGGAGATACGTTCTTCTGCCATTTCCATTGTGATATACAATACGTTCTTACCTGCCATCATTGCGTTGGCCGCGGCGTGGCATTTGACCAATGATTTACCGCCACCCGTAGTAGCAAGTAATACAGTCATAGACTTACGAGGTAAGCCACCTTTGGTAATCTTATTGAGGAGTTCAATATCAAACGGAATGCGTTCTTCTTTCTTATGATAGAAATCGTAACGAGATTCATAATCTTCAAGATAGTCATGACCGATACTTGTGTCAAAACTAATAGAAAGAGAATCAGACAAAAGCTCGGGTAACGAACCTTTATCCAATTCTTTATCTTCACCATCAATGACAAGAATTGCTCGACGAATTGCGTTAAACAAATCTTTGTCTTGACAGAACTTTTCAGTTTCAGAAACCAGCCAATCAAGATTAGTATCAGGGTCACGTTTCAATTCTGAGACTTGATCCATTACATTCTTGTAGGCATCTTCATTCAAATCTTTGCGTTTATCAATAGAAATCTTTAGAGCCTCAATTGAAGGAGGTTCCTTGAATTCGTCAACATAGTTACTATAAGAATCAAAGATTTTCTTGTGAGTAATATCGTCAAAGTAATCCGACTTGATGTAAGGATATACTCTACGATAGTAATCTTCATTAAATATAAGGTTTGCTAAAACTGTTGGTTCAATCATGTTGTGTCCGATAGCTAAGGTGAGATGTGGCGACAATTAATGCCGCCACAATTTTATAATAATACACATCCCGCTGGATGTCAACAATTATTTTATAGCTCTTCTTCAATAACATCGCCAACAACGTCAATTTCTTCGCCGTTGCGCATAATGCTACCTTGAGCACCCATCTGAAACGAGTTCCTAATATATTCAGCAAAATCTGTTTTCTCAAACATCATCTCCCAGAATTTACTATTGTCGTTTACTTCTTTAGCTCTCATCATCTTATCTGAAATGATTTCACCAGTTGATGGATCAACGGCTTCGTACCAACCGACCTTTGGTTTACGTAGATAGCCACCTTTTTCGGCAACCTCCATCAAACCTGACCACTTGACAATACCACCTTCATACGATACAGATACAGGGATTTTTGATTTCTCACGAACATGACGAGATTTCTCAATATTAATAACAAAATGATAACCTGTGATTTCTGTACCGACCTTTTCTTGGCGGCGGCCGATAATCCAAATAGCATCCGCTGAATAGTAGATGCCTGTACCACCTGATACGATAGCCTTAGGAAACAATCCAATTTCTTGATATGTGTGGTTAACAGCAATCAATGGAATGTCCTTAAGATTAAGGTGTGGTGTTACAATACGGAACAAAGATTTAAGTGCCTTAGCACGAGACATATCAGCAACTGATTTACCGTCAAGAGCATCCTCTACCTCTTTCTTAGAAGCAAGGTTACCGATAGAGTCAATAACTACAATGACGTTATCTTTCTTGTCGATTTGATCCATTTGCTGAGCAATGTCAAATTTAAGTTCCTCAACGTTGGTAATTGGAGTATGGACAGTGCGTTCCATATCAATACCAAACGATTCAAAGTATGCCTGAGGCGTACCAAATTCTGAATCGTAAAACAACAAGACAGCATCTTTATTGCGTTCCATATAGGCTGCCGCCATCAGTAGAGCAAATGCTGACTTGAAGTGTTTAGACGGACCTGCGAGTACAAGCAGTCCTGGAGTTACCCCGCCGTCAATACGACCGGATAGCGCCACATTTACCATAGGAACAGGCGTTGGTGCCATATCCTTTTTACCATAAACCTTTGACTCTGTAATAACAGCCGTTGACTTAATGGTACTATTCTTTACAAGTTTATCTAATAGACTCATTTACGATCCCTCTACAATCTTAAGTAACTTTTCTTTATAAGAGTTAATCTTTGCTACGCGGTCAGGCCAAAAGATTGTTGACTTGTCGGGATTCTTGCAAAGATTATCCAAAAATGGCGAAATTGATTTATAGAGGAGCTCTAGGCGATATTCGTATTCCTCAGCAGCAACTTTTGCTGTGACTACTTTATCCTCGAGCTCCTCTTTAGCTCTACGTTCCGCCTCAATCTGATCGTTGGCAGCAGCTTCTTTTTCTTGAATTTCTTCATCAATAAAGCTAAAACCAAAGTCAAAATCTAAGACTTCTTCGTAGACCTTCTTATCCATTCGCTAGTTCCTTAAAGATTGATAGATCATCATCGTCATCATCCATGCTCATTGAAGTAGCAGGTTCCGCGGCAGGCGCAGATGGTGCAGGAGCGGCAGCTTGGGTATTACCCATATTGCTTAGATCCAAATCATCAGAATCATCTGTTGCCATTGACGGTGTGGATGGTTCTTCATCCATTGCCAATACGCGGTAAAGCTTTGCCTTCAATTCAGAATAAGACTTGAAGTTTTTAGGATCAATCAATTCTTGCAAAGAGTGCTCTTGGTTATAAATGCGCTCCAACTCTGCATCGTCATCTGATAGCGCGGATGGCGAATCAAATTCAGATTTGTCATAGTTTGGATAACCTTCGAACTGACGAATTTTCAGACGGAAGTTAGCACCTTCCCATAGATCAAATGGGTTTACTGGTGTTTCATCTTCAAACTGCGGGTTCATCAAATCATTCAACTTGTCAAAGATTTTCTTACCGAACTGATACATGAAGACTTTGCCATCATTTTCAGGGTTTGCTCCATCCTTGATTACTTGAATGTTAGCGACATATTTCAGACGGCGCTTTTGCTTACGTGCCTGATCTTTGTCGGAATCAATACCTGAATTCCAAAGTTTAGAATTGTATTCTGAAACAGGATCATCCTGGTTGATTGTTGTAAGAGAATTCTCGATATACCATAGACCTGTTGGACCTTGGAAGCCGTGGTCCCAAATACGTACGAAAGGCATTTCTTCACCTGCAGCTGCGGGCAAGAAACGGATAATCGCAAAACCATTACCTGCTTTATCACGGGTAGGTTTCCAGAATTTACCTTCGTTGGGATCAGAGTAGCTCTTCGTGGTCATTTTATCGAGCTGGGAGTTCAACTTGTCGAGTGAAGATGAACGGTTCTTTTTGAGTGCGTCAAAAGACATTGCCATAATAGTATTCTCCTTGTATAGCGTTATGTTTGCGTAGTATATGCATTATATGTGTCGGACCGTCCGACCATATATTTATATCAGAAAAATCGGTCTCGGATAATATCTTTGAACTTTTTTTCTGATATTTCAAGAAAGGGTCTATACTTCCTTGATATTCTAATTATATCACGAGCAACGAATTTGTCAACTATATTTTTCTCCCAATACTCAAAAATATTTGATGCCTTGGCGATAATAGATAAAGTCTCTAAACTGATTTGCCGTTGCAAATAGAGTGACATAATATGTGGGTGTTGACCGTCATGGACGGCAAAGTTAGCTTGATAGTTGTCGTCAAGTTTATTGAGATCACCCTTGAATGTATAGGTTAAAGATTCAATGCGTTTCCGCCATTCAAGATAACGTGCCTCTCCTGATTCTTCTACAATATCACGGATCCAAATATCAGGTTTCACAATCATGTTCGCAAGCATCTGACCTTGAGGATCGTCTGCCTTTGAAAGTTTGTGAAAGAAATAAACGTCAGGCCGTGTTTGATACTTATCAAATCCAGCACGTACCTTTCCGTTATATCTGTGGTAATCATAACCGTCTGTAGTAAAATGCTTTTTCATAGCAAGGTAATTTACATACAGGCGAAACGATTCCTCAGTCGCATATCCGTGTGATATCAGGCTCATCTTGTTTTACCATTCTCAAGTCAACTGCTTCATGCCTTACTTTTTCTTTAAGGATTGAAGACTTCTTTACAATGTCTGCAACTGTTTCAATTTCTAATTCGTTTACTCGTGCGTATTCAACGAGTGCGTCAATATAGTTGATACCTGATGCAAGCATATGTGCAATTTCATGATGTATTTTTTCAGGACTTCTAGGCGGTGATATCATTATCCGTTTAACACCTTAATCCCGGCCATCCAATTATTACAAGCATCTGCAATATATGTCATGTTATGGCCTACGATAGTTTCTTCTTTAACAAACGTGTCATTAATATGATAACGAATAACATACCCTTGTTCTACTGCATCAGAGGTATACACATCTGCGCGCATTGATTTGCCTGCGGTTTCTCCAAGGAATTGGTTAATCTTGGTCTCTGCCATTTGTCTGCTCCTTTGTATGTTTAATATATGAGTTGGACTTCATTGAGCCACACGTGTTACAAAAAAATACGTTAACATAATACTTATGCTTGCCAAACATAATTGTCGTATTTCCATTTGTTATATCTACTTTATCACAGCAACCGGCTTTTGTCAACAACTTTTTTACCTTTCTTCAAATAAAACATTATCCACATATCGGTTCTTATCTTCTTTTGAGATACCCATTGCTTCAATTGATCTATGAAGATGTGGATTCATTTTTTGGTTTTCACAATACTTATTTAGTAGTGGGAGTGTGTCACGGTTTGATCTAAAGGCGTTTTCATTTAAACCGTCTAAATAAAAATCAACCAAATGTGTTGTAATATTAACGAACTGATCTAATTCTTCGTCTGTATTAATATTACCAACCGCGAGCATATCGCTTGAGAAAATCTCTTTTGCCCATGGAGGAAGTTCCCTTGGCTTATTCCA